CTGCGTCCGAGCGCAGACCCAAAAGGTTCCGTGCAGCAGCGGTACGGTTTTGACCCTGGCCTTGCATCTCTTGTTTCAGGGCCTTGAGTCGATTGCGCAGAGTCTCTGCAGCCCGCTGCAACTCGCCAGTGCTGGCTGTGCCGGACTTTGCCAAGTCACGGTACGCCTGCTTCAGCGCGTCCATCTCTTTTTTGATGTCTGCGTCCGAGCGCAGACCCAAAACATTTCTGGCTGCAGCGGAACGCCCCTGCTGCTGCACGGATTGCTGCAACTCCTTGTATTTTGCAGCAGCATCCCTTGCTGCAATGCCTACAGACTGCAAATCCCGGCTAGCTGATTGCATTTTTTGCCGCTGTCCATCCAGGGCACGGGAGAGCAGCTTTACGTCATTTGCCAGATTGGCATAGCGGGAGCGCGTACCAGCATCACCGCCACCCCCGCGCATCTCTGCCTGCACCTCGCGCAGCTTTGCCTTGGCGTCAACAAATTGGCGGTTCAGCTCTTGCCAGTCAGCTATTGCTTTTTTGTAGGCATCGATCTTGCCCAGCGCGTTCAGGTCCTGCTGCAATTTTTGCAGGGCAGACTGGCCGCCATAGCTGGCCTGTATTTCATAGATGAATTTGCTGGTGGTTTTGCCTGCCATTATTCCGTCTTCCCTGTATCTGTAGGGGCGGTTCACTCCCCCGCCCGCTTCGCGGGCCGCCCCCTCATGGAGGGGGCCTTGGAATGCGCCGCTTCGCGGCGAAAAGAGGATATCTTGTTTGCCGCGCTTTGCGCGGCCACTTCAAGCCCCCCTCTAAGAGGGGGGAAGGCGCGAAGCGCCAGGGGGGAGTGAACCGCACCTGCAGTCAGCGCCGCCTATGAAAATCAGATGCTGCCCTTATCGCTATGGGCAGTTCAGTAAAATATAACAGGTTCATTGCGCCACTGATGCCGAGGAGTTCGAGCTGGAAACAAACCCGGCGGATGCTGTCCCCGGGGTTTTGATCAGTTTGTCCAGCTCGGCGGCCATTTTGTCCAAGGCTGCCACTTGCCGCTCTATCTGTTTTTGGGCGGCCTCGGTCAAAAAAGGGTTGAGGCGCTGGACCTCATCCAGCAGTTTGGGCAGATCGTCCGGCGGAATGTCCAGTGGGAAGGTATCGTAGTCTGTGCCAGTTGCGGCAAACACCAATGGCGAGGGCACAGGATGGCCGTCCATCAATATGTCAATGGCATGGATGCGAAAGCCACCCCGGATGCTGTCCAGGAAATCAGCGGCTTCCCGTGCGGTGAGTTGCCGCACGGGAAGGGATTTGATTGATGTTTCGCTGCTCTGATTGTTTGTCTCGTTGCTCATCATGCCACTCTCAAAGGCAGGCCGTCCCAGTGACCGTAAGTCCCGTCAACACTCTGGGGCGTAAATCCGAGTTGAATCCCCTCACGTTCTGTTCCATCCTCGGAGACCATTCCAACGTCCGCAGATGAGTTGAACAGGACTTTTTGCAGATAAAACCAGCTGCGGGAGCCGTCAAACTCGTTGACCTGATCACCCTGAATTGCATAATACTCTGTCCCTGCACCACCAATGACAACTCTCGAGTGTTTAAGCTGGGGAAAGGTTGCGCTGACCTTGAATGTCTGATTCGCCAAACTTGCTGTCTTCGCTGCAATGAGTCCGAGGCGGGGATTGATATGGTAATCTGTCCCTGCTACCAGTACATTATCGCTTGCGTCCTTGACTGTGACGTTGAGCAGATTGTTCCGCCCCACAGAGACAAACTGATCAACATCGTAGAACGTAAACTCCGTATCAGTCATTGGCGCAGGATTGTCTGTTATACTCTCGACTCTTCCTTTGAGTACCCGCGCCACGTTGGCGGCAGTGTAGTCGTACATGGTCAGACTGCCAGATGCAGTGCCGGGTACTGTTTTGGTGGCAATCACCTGACCGTAATCATCACAACGCCGAGATTTGATAATCCGTGGCTCCTCATCCTGTAGCTGTATTTTCATAGGAGCAACCTGCCCCAGAGACTCCCAGGGTCCTGTAACCTTTCCTACATCGTCGACCAAGGCTACATAGACGCAGCCCGCAAATGTTGCCATCATTGTTGGATTCTCCTCTGTTAATGATTGCACCGGATAGCAATGCCCGGTCCTGCAAAATGCAGTTTCATCAATGCCTGATAGTACGGATGGGGCTGTATGCCGTCCGTGTATTCGTTGTCGTCTGTTTTGCCCATCTGAAATTCAACGGCAGATTGCAGGGAATGACCTGCAAAATTCGGAAATGCAGCAATGTTTAGGATAGCGAACAGGAGGCGCTCGATATCATTCGAGCCATCAACGACTGTCCCTGGTGTCCAAATGGTCAGGACGATATAGACGACAAATCTGGCGATCCGTCTGTCGATCTCTCCACTGACAATGGCCCAGCAAACCGAAGGCGCGTAATCGCCTTCTTGGTAATCGAAACCCTTGTCTGGTAACTGGGTACGGAAAACCTGCGGCTCCACCAGGGAGCTGTCGCGTTTGCGGTGGAATTTCAAGTCAGAAACCAGCTCCTCAAGCTGTGCCTGCATGGTTGCACAAAACTCCGGGTTCATCGCTTGCCCTTCACGTTGACCTGATAGTTCAGTTCTGCCTCAAGCTGGCGCAGAAAGAACTCTTCGTACTCCGGGGCCTTGTCACGGAAACTCCCGATTACCGCGTCCTCCACGGGTACGCGGACGCGCACGAGGGGGTAGCGGCTGCCGCGCTTTCGTGCGGCAGAGCCAGCGGAGCGACCGTACAGATCGGGGGTATAGTGTTTGCTCGATTTTCTGATAAAGACACCGTAACTGTTCTTGCTCGGCCAGGGCGTTGCAAGGAAGGCCCCACGAAATTCAGGCAATCTGCCTACCCGAACCCCGGTTTTGGTCTGACGGGCGCGGCCAAAGTCCAGGGCATCAATGGCCCAGGTCCCTGCCCAAATCTCGCAGCCGTCTTCAGTGGCAGTGCTGGAGTGGTAGCGTTTGGAGAGGCGTTTCTGGGTCACGCCAAGTTTCGCTGCCACCTCCTTTTTGTTGCCGGAGATGATATGCTTTTGCAGGCGACGCAGGGCGCGTTTGACAGCGTTCCGGGCCTGCTGCGGTGTCGCGCCGATTTGCCTGATCATCTCCTGCATTGCAGCGTTGTCTATGTCCAATCGCAGTCCATCCATTGCCTATACCGCGTAGCGTACCATGCCCAGCTTGATGACACCTGTGCCATGCGGGCTGGGCATCTCTACCTGCCAAGACTGGCCGTTGATAGTCAACTCGGTCCCCACAACAGGAGAAAATCCGAGGTCCTCCCCGCGCACGTACAAGTCCATGCGTGAGAGCATCAGCCCTGTGCGCGGATCAGTGCTGGTAATGCCGGGGGCGTCAATCACTACCAGGATTTCCCGGCCAGAGACCAAGGCGAGTTGTGCCGGGCCGTCCGGGTCAAAGAGTGTTTCGCTGAAATCCTCAAGAAGCTGGTCTTGCAAGCTCATCGTTTTTTCCTTCTGATAAGAAGCCGCTTGTACAGCACTTTTCTTCCAATCCTGGGGTGGTCCAGCATCCCTACAATCTCGAACTTCTCCGAATCGAGCCGGTCAAGGGCAGAGATCGGCACTCCCATGATCCCGTTGCACGGTCTGACCGGGCCGCTTTCCATTGCCTGTTCGCCCGGTTATCTGCCGTTCAGGATAACCCGCATGGTTACTGCATCTGCGACTGCCCCCTCATCTCCGGCGTAGCATGGAGCGCGGCCAGTGATTGCAGTTTTGGAAAACGTTTTGGCGGAATCGTCGTAGTACACGGCCTCGCCCGGAAGGATTGCCTCGCCCGCCTTTTTAGGCGCGTCCCATTGCCCGGCAATAAAGACCTCATCAATCGCACCGACAGGAATATCCTCAGCAACAACAGCAGTCAAAGCGCCCACAACAATAATATCAGAACTCTTCAGGGCCTCTGCCCCTTCATTCTTGATGCGTATTGTTGTTGCCGGGTCCACGTATCCCCTTGCCATATCTTCTCTCCTTTTCCGTAGTTTAGTCTTCTGGCGTTACTTCAATCAATTTTCCGGATGCTGGTCTGTACACCTGATTATCGTGTGCTGTATCAACCAGCACCCACTCATCTCCGAACTTGCGCGGCTCAAAGTGCCGCAGCACGTTCCCGTTGTTGTCGCGGATTTCAGCCCAAGATAATATGCCGTATCCATAGCCCCCGCCCGCAGCCTCATTAAAAAGCAAGATTTTTGCCGTGCCGGTTCCGCTGGACGTGCCGCTCCGGCTCACTGTGTAGGTGGTTTCGCCCTGGGTGAGGGTCGCGCCCGTTGAGTTTTGCACATAGCTGAACAACCGGCGGAAGTCTATGCCTGACGCCGCAGACGTAGCCTCGCCGAGTCCGGGCCACATATGTTGCACCTTGTTAGACGCGCCCAGCAGGCGCAGGGTCGTGCGCTCGCTTGTAGATGCAAACGCGCCCAGCAGCACAGCCTGGTTGCCCAAAGTCGCACGGCCTTCGGCGCGGAACTCATAGCCGTAATTCATGGTCAGGCCGGTGTCGATGTACTCTGCGCCTGTCTCGCCCCTGACCAGTACCACGCCGGAATCGTCGTAGCGGCTGAAGACCACGCCAGGCCGGGTCAGGCGGGAGCCGTCCGGGAAGCAGATGCTCACGTCCGCTGTTGCCCGGCGGATATAGCCGCTATCCGGCTCGGTCCAAGTATAGTCGCCCACGGTGAGGACTAGGGGCTTGATTTGGACCACGCCGCCAGAGTACGGCGAGACCCCGGACAGGTTCAGCGCCCCGGCGAGGTATGCGGCAATGTCTGTCTCTGTGCCTGTATCGTAGGATGCGGCAATGCCGGAGAGCGTGTGCCAGGAAGCCAGGGGCGCAGGGGGCGCGGCAAGCCTTATGGCGCTGATCCGCTCGCCCATCAGACAATCTCAATGTCGGATGCGGCCAACGTGGGCTTGCCGTCCAGGGTGAGTAGGGCGGTTGCGGTTGTGCCATCGCTGTAATAGAGCAGACCGCTCGTGGTGTTGTAGTACAAGGTGTCAGCCGTGGCTGCGGTCTGGTCTGTGCCGCTGGTCAACTCGGATGCGTCCAGTTCGCCTGCGGTCAGGGTAGTGGAGGCGTTGAGGGCTGTGATTGTGTCCAGTGGCACCTTGATCTTGTCCGTGCCGCTGACGAAGCCCTGCACATGGTTACTCTCGCCCCACTCGGACGCCATGTAGGTGTTTGCCTCACCCGCCGTGCCCTGGGCGGTAATGATGAGGTTCGGGTCCGCGCTGATGAGGTGGTGTTCAGTCTTGTCGAGGTTGAGTTTGAAAATATGGGTAATGTTGCTCATGGTGTTCCCTTTTGCGTGATGGTGAGGTTGTCGCTCTCGCTCTCCAGTGAGAGGTCAAGCGCAACGGTGTACTCAAGGCCCTGGGCTGTGCGGCGACCAGTCAAGGCGATACCCTCGCCCGCTGTCAAGGTGACGGACAGGGTATCGCCGCCAGCACCGCCCACCGCAAGAACAGGCAAGAGGCGGACGCGCACTCGCCCATTACGGGGGCGGGCAACAACGTAGCCCAGCGCGTCGCCGGATGCGGCAATTTGCCCATTTGTGGCAAAAACCGGATCGCCTCTGGATAGGGAGAGTCCGTCCGGCAGGTCCAGCTCGTAAATGCCGCTCATGGCCACTTGCCCGATCTCCCCGGCACGGACAGGTATCTGGGTGATAGCTGCCAGACCGCCGCCAAAGGGCACGATGCTGTCACTGTCCACGTCCTGCCCGGTGTCGTTGCGCCAGGGCAGGCTGTTGCCGGGGCCGATGTAGCGGGTTTTCATTACGAATTTGTATTACGGTCCGGGGTTGAAGATTGCGCCGCGCCAGCCTACAAGTCCAGCGCCAAAACAATGCCGGGCCTTGATGCGCACACCGTCGGTCAGGAAATCGGTCTCGTCCTCAATGTGCGGGCCGGGTTCGCCGTCCAGCCAGGCTGCCTGGAAGATGGGTGCTATCAGCGGGCTTGCCAATAAGTACCAGCTTCCCCGCTTCACCCGCTGGTCAACAATCAACTGTGCCATGCCCCGGAAGGGGTTTTTGACAGCCTCGTTTTTATGGTCTTGGGTGTTGCCTGTGCTGTCGAGCAGGATTTCTGCCTCGGTTTTGTCTGCCGGAGAGACCAGCAAGAAAGCGGGCTGCAGGCCCAGCAAATCGCCGTTTTCATCGGTTTGGGCCATGAGCATCTGGTATGCCTCATCAAGCGAGGTGCGACCAAAGGCTGCCCCGGTCATGATGTTGCCCCGGCTGGCGTCAAACAGAGGGGTATTGTCAGACAGGCGCGGGTTGCTGGTTATCAGATTGTACACAATGTCGCTCTCAAGCAACCCAGCCTTGTAGCCAAAGCCCCTGGGAATATCTGAAAAAATATCCCACCTGTCGTTGGTCAACATTTCAAAAGAGTAATTGAAAAGGCGACCAAAACGCTTGATGCGGTACTTCTCGCCACTTTCCACTGCCTCGGCAGATTCGTACTCGCCTTTCTCGTTGACCGGCAGGAATTTCAGGTCTGCCGCGAAACTGTACGTATACATATCGCGGAAGTCTGTGGCGTTGGTGGTTGAGGCAAGCGGCTTCCAAGTTGGCTCGGCAAGAACGTATCCAGCGCGGAGGCTCTCTGATCCAATGCCGCCCAAGAGCAGGGGAAAATCACTCACACTGTGCGAGACCAGGGCACGTTTTGCCAATTCTGTTTTGCCCATATCTGTGGTGCGGATGCCTGCACGCTCGAGGCAGTGGCGGGCCAGCATCATGGGGCTGTGCCCCCGGAACTCCCGGCTGCCGGGCGCGGGCTTGCGGAGTACCCTGTTGTCGTCCGGGTCAAGCAATGGGACGCCACGCTGTTGCAGGATGCCGTCCACCACCGCAGCGCGGAATTTGTCCCGATCCTCCAGACCGAGTTTGATGCCGGGTGTGGCAGTCGCGCCAAATGCCGGGTTGCTGGCCTGCAGGTGGACAAAGGCAGAGGCGCGGGCTGTGTCGATAGATGCGCCAGAGACGATCAGGGTCTCAACCGTATCTGCGGGCAGGCTGGCGATTTTGCCTATATCTCGGATTTCCTCTGCCCGTTTGTACTCCTGGGCCATAAGTTGCCGCACCCGTGCAGTGATTGCTGCCTCATCCAGCACAGGAGCGGGCGGGGAAGGCGGGTCAGGGGCTGCACGGGTTTCGGGCGGGGAAGGCGGGTCAGGGGCAAAAAGCGGGCCGTTGAAGGCTGTGCCCTCGGCTGCCAGCTGGCGGTGGTACTCCCATGCCTCGCGGTCTGTGGCGTTTGCGGGCAGACCGTTGGCACGCAAAAAATTTTCCAGTTCGGGGTTCATGGTTTTGCTTATTGTTTCGCTCATCTCTTCTCTCCTCTCCTCGGTGTATTGGGCAAATGGATTCTCTGGTGAGGCGGGCGGGGTCTGTAGGGGCGCTTCGCGTTGTAGGGGCGCTTCGCGAAGCGCCCCTACATCTTTTTTGCCCGCTTCGCTCAACTCTTCGCGTGCCACACTTTGGCGCTTTCATCCGCGCCTATCGGTGTTATCGAAAACTCCAGCAGCTGTGCCTGGGTTGTTACCCGGACAGGGCCGGTGTAGTCGCGTCCGTCAATGTTTGCAGCGCTGCCATCCGGTATCCAGACAGACTGCAGCACCCGGTAGCCAATCGAACCATCGGTAATATGACCCTCTGCCACCTTTTGCCTTGTTGTGCGGGATAGCTCGTCCGCATCTGAAAACTGCACCATGCCGGTCAAGAGGTTGTTGGTCTGGTCTAGGGCAAAGTCGCGGACGCTGCCGATCTGGTCTGCCGCAGAGTTGCGGTTGTGACTGTCCAGAAGCGGGATCTGTGCAGGATGGGACAATCCGTTTAGAACCAGAATCTCCTGCACAAAAGCGCCCTGTTCCCAGTCGTAGATAATGACCGGCTGGCCTGAAGCCAGAACCCAGTGGAAACGGCCCTGCTCGTCAGGTTCGGGTAGGGCGCGGACGCTCTGGGCAGAGCGCACACTCATGCCCAATGCTCCAGCCCGGTAGATTCCACAGATTTTTCGCGCTCCTAGTTTCATAGCGCTGCACCGCCTGCTTCCAAGGCGTCGATCCAGCGGTGGACTGCTTCAGCGGGCCAGTAGGACATTCTGCCGATCTTGATGGGTTTCGGGAAGTCGCCGCGCCGTATCATGCCGTACAAAGTGGTGCTGGCCTTGATGCCGGTCCGTGACAGTACCTCTGGCAGGCGCAAAAGGCGGGGGGCAGGGAGTGGAGCAGGTTCAGTCTGTTTCATGTGTCCTCTCGTTCAGTTGTGCATTGGCTGCCCGCAACTCGTACAGGCGGCGCAACTTTGTCTCTTCATCGATCAGCTCGTCCAGCACCTCGTCAAAATCCAGCCCGGTCTGCATCATCTCGCGACTACGCGAGGACAGGATGTTGCGGATTTTGGTTTCGCTGGCCGCTGCGTCACTGCGCGGGTCAACCCACTGCCATCCCGGATTACTTTGAATAAAGCACTCCAGCCAGGGCCAGGGGTTTTCCCTGAAGCCGGGCATGGGCGCTGGATTCAGCCCTGCCAGTACGGTTGCCTCGATAAACCAGCGCACAACAGGATCGAGCAATCGCTCGCTCAAAAAAAATTGCAGTCCCTGATAGGTCAAACGCTCCTCAAGTGCGCCAGAACGGGCACTGGAATAACTGGCGTCTGTGTAGTCGTTGCTGAAGGCTTCGTATGACATACCCAGCCCGGTGGACTGGGTCCTGCGGCTCTCCTGCACATAAGGCCCGTACTGGTTTCCGGGCCGGTTATGACTGGCAATGCTGATGTCGGTATTGGCAGGCAGGGCCTGGATGCGGCCCGGTTCGATATAATCAGGCAGGGGCGCAACAGAGTCTCCCCAGGTGCCGGGCCAGGAATTGCCACTGCCCGGAACAACGCCCAGTCCGCCCAGAGGCGAGGAGACCGGGTTGGCGTTTCGGACAAAAACCGCAAAGGCAGCGGCAAGTTTTGCGCCGATGCGCTCGTATGCCCTGTACTCGTCCAAATCGTAGGACTCCATGACCAAGGAAGCCAACCACGGGACTCCCATAGTTTGGGAGATGCGGTCTGTGTCATGGACGTCGATGATCTCCTCTGCTGGTACGCGGCGGGCACGGTTGACACTGCCCCGCCACTGGTAGTCTGCCGGATGCTGGCGCAAAAAGTGGTAAGCAACAATCTCACCGGTCTGGGGCGACATTTCCTTGCCGCTGCGGGCCAGGTTGCCATTGCTCAATTCTCCATCAACGTTGGTGTCCAGCATATCGCGCTCGATCAGCTCAATCCGGAGCGCAGGGATACCCGGAATCCGGGTATCCCATGCTCGGTGAATGTACAGTTCGCCGTCCGTGTACATGAGGCGTAGCACCTGCCGCTGTATCTCCCAAAGACTTTGGCGGCGGTTCAGGGCAGCATAGCGTGCCCATCGGCAGAAGAGCGCATACCAGGCGCGGTTTGTGGCAGCGTCCAGTTTGCCGTCGCGGGCGCGGAAAAGGAAACGGGGCGCTATGCCGTCGCGCACAGCGTTGTTGGTAATCCGCTGCACCGCGCCCCGGATGCCCGGATTATTGGCTATCTGGTCTCGGCAGCGGTCAACCATAAGGCGCAGACCGCGCCGAATATCGCCATCGCCAGTGGCCCGGCGGGGGCGGAAGCGGCGGTTCGGGCCGCCTGGATCGCCTGCCTGATAGCCGCGCAGGCGATCCAGTGCCAGCTCGTCGCGGGCTGGCAGACCAGAAGGCGCAACAATGACAGGGGGTGTCGTGGTCACCGGCGGCCTCCAAAGATGGCGGTGGCGTGCTGGAAAGGTCCGCCGTGCGCGGCCATGTCTACCTGGGCGAGGAGTCCCTCGAGGCGGTGTATCTCGTCCAGCACGGTTGCCAGATTGGCCCGGCTGTAGGTGATGCTGCCGATGGTGTAGGACTGTCCCTGCAGGATTTTCGCCTCTGCCTGTTTGTACAGTGCGAGGCGCTCGAAGATTTCGGTGCGGGTCGCCATATTGCCTCCAAGCCAAAAGGATATGGCGGCATAAAAACAAAAACGCCCCCCTTCGGAAAGGGGGGCGTTTCTACAATTTTAGAAAATTTCTACAATTTTAGAAAATTTCTAATTTCCTCTCCAGCCCGGTGTTTTTGCTACAAAAACGCCTTGTAATGCACGCCATAGGTTTTGCTGATTCTCTTGGCCATATTGATGGAAATTCGGCGGGTTCCGTTCTCCAGTTCGGCGACCCGGCTCTGGGTTGTGCCCAAGGCGTCGGCCAGTTGCTGCTGGGTAATGCCCTCACGTGCCCGCAGCCCGCGCAGGCGTGATGCGGGCCGCTCCTCCGGTGGGCACAAGTCCTCATGCTCGTACAACTCCTCACCCTCCTCATTGGTTTCCCGCTCCAGCCCGGCTAGTTCCAGCATGGTGCGGATCCCTTTTCTGAACAGCCCCGCTTTGTCCAAGGGTACTGAAACGGTGAATTTCACTGTCCCATTAGTAGTTCGCGCCCTCATGTGAGCCGACATAGGTCATCTCCAGAATAGTTACAGTTTGATCCCTCACCTCCCAGATTGCCACGAATCTGGGAGTTCCCTTGTTCAGATGGCAATGGTAACGTTGGGGGTCATTTTTGCGTCCGACTAACTTGCCGTAGTGATACCAGTGCGAAACCTCAGGTCCCGTCAATTTCAGGTCTGCAATCAACAGGTCGTAGGTTTCGCGGACTCGCGGTGGCAATTTTTTCAGCTGCTTTTTGACCCCCTTGGTTTCGTTCACTGTCCATGCCATATTCGTTCCTCTCGGTTTTTTTGTTTGCCTGTATTATATCCATTTGTGCGATATAGTCAAACAAAAAAAGGTCTGTTTTTCAGAACCCATCCCTGCAAACTTATCCTACCTGCAGGGATTTGATATTTTTGGCCAATATCGCCAAAACGCAGTCGGGCGCTGTGCAGCGGTGGTAACGCACCCGGAATCCGTCGCGCCAGGGCTGCGTGTTCACGGTCCGGAGTTTCGCGCCACAGGCAGGGCAGTACGCGCCCCGACCGGGACGGTACTCCACGCCGGTCTCGGCCTGGTTGATGGCAAGGGCAAGTTTTCGGGCAAGGGGCGGAGGGAGGGGCATGGGGTATGAAGTGTGGAAGAGGGAAGGTCTGTAGGGCGCTTCGCGCTGTAGGGGCGCTTCGCGAAGCGCCCCTACAACAATTTCTCGCTATTATTTATTCATGCCTTGCTGATGCTCTGCGATTCCAGAAATCCATCAGTCTCGCCGGTGAATCGTCATTAAAAAGATAATCGAAACCGCAGTCGATCTCATATCTCCACATCCTTGATTCAGAAAAACTGGCGTCCGCCAGTAAATGGATTGTGACTGTCCCGTTTGTCATGTTGGCGGCGTTGCGGGACTGCCTGTTCAACAGGCCGCTCGTGCAAGTGGAAATCTGCAATCTGGCTGGCAATAAGTGCCATGACCATGCAGTCCCAATAGTGGTTTGCTCGTCCAGATGGGCATTGCCAAAGCCTCGCCTCATCTCTGTACTCTGCACAGAGTTGCTTTGCCTCGTCAATGGTGAAGCCTTGATCAAAGTGCCATGCACCGGGATCACCAGGTTTTATCAAGAGGCGCTCTGCAACAAGGTCCTTAAAATGGTGACTGTCGCAGGTGTAGAGATACATGGTCCCGGGGATAGGCGTGTTTGTACCCGGATACCTATCTGGTTGGGTTACAGTCCAATGCGATCCCCGACGCCTAGCTGCTCCCTTGTAGGCAACAATACTCATGGGCGAAAGGCGGCACATATCATACACGTCCTTGGTCCTATGACCCATTGCGTCGCGCAGCATCAGGCGCACAGGATAGACGTTGCCCGCAGCATCCCGGTACTCTGTGCCAAAGACCACTTGCAGGAGATCAGCGTCTGTGGGCACAAATCCGGCCCGCACGCGCCAACGCTCGCCTGTACGACCCCAGCCCACAGCGTCGATCCAGTAGTAGTTGCCGTTGTCTTGAGTATCTGCGCCACAGACCAGCCCCTGCACCACGCCACCGCCCGGCACAAGACCAACTGGCCGGTCGTCAACCAGGGCAAAAAGCGCGTCCTCTGCTCGCAGTGCCTCGGCAGGAACGTGTTCGATTGCCTGAATCTGGGTGTCAAAATAGACCATGTCTGCCCTGCTGGACAGGGAGCGAAGGAAGGCAGCTGCACATTTTGACAAGCTGTTCAGTGGCGAAATCCAAGCGGGAACATGGAAGCCGATCCGGGCCGGGTGCTGATCATGGAGTACGGATTTAAGGGTCCGTCCGTCGCCGCGCACTATCCAGCGGCCATCCTGCACAGCGGCATTGCGGTCGCGGTCATCCCAAAGGACAGCGCAGGCGTCGCAACGGTAGCGGGCTGGGCGGGTGCGCTCCATTGTCTCTGGATCGCGCTCGCCCATGAAATCGATATGGTCAAAAAACATAACCTGCCGCCTGCCACAGTGCGGGCAGGCGACTTCGTAGTCGCAGATCACGTCCATCTCGTTCAGGCGTCGATATATCGGTGAAGGCGCGACAGTGGGCGTGGAGTTCCAGATTTTTTTTGAGCCAAACCGGTCATAGGCAGTGGTTCGCTCGGCCACAAGAGACTCGAACCCGGCCTCGTCTTTGCTGGGGCGTTTCGGGCATTTGTCCAATTCGTCAACCAGCAGATACCGGACAGAAACATTGCCTATACTTGTGACACTGCCTGCCCAGCCCATATAGACCAGCTGGGTGCGCAGCTTGAGGCGCAGGGCGCCCTGGTCATCTGCCACGCCAGTGAGTAGGCGCTTGAGGTGCGGGCTTTCCGTGAACATGGGGGTGAAATAGTCTTGGCAGCGCTTTTTTGCGGTCTGCTGGTCTGGATAGACAATCAGGGTGTCGCCAGGCGCGAGGTCAGCGCGGGAAGCCAAAAAAGTTTCCCAGCAGGCGCTGCCTCCTGTCTGCGGTGCTTTGCAGACCACCACCTCCTGCACGCAGGGTTCGGCGGCGGCGTCCATGATGCCCTGAGTGTGCGGCATGAACGTGGGGTCAAAGTAAGCGCCGCGCAGGGGGCCGTAGGTGATTTTGCGGTAAGCTGCTGCCCATCTGGAGGGCGGTAAGCGCTTCTTTCTGCGGAAGAGCAGGCGCTCGCCCTCTGTGGGCCTGAATTTCAGGGCAATGCGGCGCGGGCGCTGCTTGAGAGTATCAGGCAACCAGGGCAGGTCAACGCGGACGCGCACGGTGCGGCGCTTGGTGAGGTCAACGGCAGGGACGGAAGGGTTCATGGTCTGGTTCGTGTTGCTGGGTTTGTTTCAATCCGCGCCCCCGCGTGGGGGGGGCGACTGTAGGGGCGGTTCGCGAACCGCCCCTACAGGAAGCGTCATGCTTCCTTTGTTGCTGGCGTGTCGGTTTCTGCCGGGGCTGGGGCGGGCGTGGTCTTTTCCAGCAGCACCTCAAACTCCACGTCGCGGGCGAATGTTGCCAAGTGCTGCTCCATGCCCTGCCAAATATCCTCGATCAATTCCCGGCTGCGCTCCTGCTGGCCCTCCACCAGGGCGATCCAGTCCGGCGCACGCATCTGTACCAGGGATTTCAGGTGGGCCAGCAGTGCCACGGCACGGGCCACGATCATCAATTCAACTTCGTCGCGGGGGATATACTCTGCCCGCCGGACTGCCAGTTCGTGGCGGTCGCGCTCCAGGCGTACCTTTTCCCGCTCCAGTTCGATTTTCGCTTTTTCCTCTGCCATGCGCGTCATCCTGTCGTTGACGCGCTCGCCGGTCTCTTGGCGGCGGCAGTGGTGTTTGGCGTAGTTGTCCGCAGCCTTGCGGGTGTAGGTCCCGTCCGGCTGGCGAGGGAGGCGGCCCTCCTTGCAGTGCTGGTAAAACTGGGCGTGTCCAATCTGCCAGCCCTGATCCTGCAGGTACTGCCAGACAGCGCGGCGGTTCGAGAAAATTGCCTGTTCATCTGGCACTGTTTCGGGCAGTAACTCCTCGCTCATGTTCAGACTCCTGTTTGCCTGGTTGTGACGCCAACAATCCGTGCGCCCGAAAAAATCTCCTTCAGGTCTGCCAGCAGATCAACCGCGCTGTCGCGCTCTGTCGTGTCCATGCCAGCAAGCAAGGGGCGTAGGCTCACCAATTCATCTTGCTGAAAAACCGCGATCCCGCTCGAGAGCAGGGCTTCACATTCAGTGGGATCACGGGCCAGCAAAATGGGGCGTCCGCTGGGCAAGAGATAGGGGATGCCTGCGGGCGGTTCGCAGGTGGGAAGCACTGTTTTTGCCGCGCTTTGCGCGGTCTCTCCTTTCAGAGGAGGCGCTTCGTGTAGGGGCGCTTCGCGAAGCGCCCCTACATCTTTTTTGCCCGCTTCGCAGTCTGCGGACTGGCTCCCCTCCTGGTAGCGCGGTGGCAATCCGGCCAGCACCCAGTCACTCAAGGAGATGCCGCGCTGGAACATCTCCCCAGGGTCTTTGCCGCATACGGGCGGCGTGCGCCGGGCCTGCCGGTACTGGGCACACCACCACTGCGATGCCTTGCCGCCGGGGCCGTCGTGACCGTCCGGCGTTTTGGGGGGATCGTTGTCCAGGGCCACAGAGATATGCAGGCTGGATTCAAGGAGCGCGTGCAGGGCCTCTGTGGGCCGCGCTGTGCTGTTGCCCATTGCTACGATACCCAGGGGCAGGTTGAGGGTCTGGGTGGCCGCAAACACAGCCAGGGCGTCCAATTCGCTCTCCACAATCAGCCAGCACTCTGCGGTGTAGGCGGTCTGGTACGGCTCGCGGCTCGATCCGGGCACAATGTAGTAGCGCAGGTCTGGATTGTCGCGCCGGACGCGCAGGCGGATAACCCGGCCTGCTGCGTCATAGCAGGGGATCAGGATACCTGCCGGTATCCATAACTTTTTTGCCTTACCATCCGGTTTGGTCTCTGTGGGCAGTCCCCAGGACTCACGGGTGCGGTACTCGTCTCTGGGCAGCCAGCCCAGACCAAAGGCAGCGGCTGTGGCTGCATCGATGCCGCGCCGGGACAGCCAGTCCAGCACACCAGCGGTCTCCTGCAGTCGCTCTGCGGCGGCGTGGGCAAGTTTGGCTGCGTGTTCTGCCCATTGGTCTGTGACCGCAGCGGGCGCGGCAGGCGTCCACGTGGGGCGTGACTGGCGGCGCTGCAGGGGCGAGACCGGACGCCGCGGCTCTTGCCCTGCCCGCTCGCAGGCTTCGCGGTAGCCGAGGCCATCGCGCCAGCGGTAGAACTCGATCAGATCACCGCCTTTCTCGCAGTGGCGACACCACCACGTGCCGGTTTGGTTCTGTTCGGGCCAGATATGGAATCGATCCTTACCGCCACAAACCGGGCAGGGTCCGTGGTATTCCGGGCCTTTGGCTGTGTTTGCCGCCCGGCGAAATGTTGAGGATTGGATCAGGGTCAACATGGTTTACTCACCAGAAAGACAGGGGAAACTGAATACCTGCATGGAACTGCTTTCTTTTTTTTTCTATTCTTTTCATATACTTATGAGAGATGTGCAGATATTCAGATGTTTATATATACGCGTGAGAGAGAGGAGAGAAAAAAGGTAGGGAAAGAAAAAGGGAAGAGAATGTGCTTATGTGCATAAGCCCCTGTTTTCTTCATTCTCCCCTGCCCTCTGTCTGCATAAACTTGCCTCTTTCTTGCCTGGCTAGAACAGTCCTGGGCGCAGGCGGATGCCGTAAAATGTGGAAACGCCGCCAGGGCGCCGCCGCTCAAAACCGCGTTTCACCAACCACTGCGACATAGCCTTGCGGCTGGGCGGCCATTTCCCCCCCACCTCGTCGTTGTAGTATGCCTCAAGGCTTGCACCGAGTTCGGCCACTGTAGAGATTGCATTCGGATCTGACTCACAGCAATCGCCAAACCAAGCAAGCAGCAAATCCTGCCCCTTTGCCAAATCCAACACATTCTTGCGGATACTTTCTGGCGGGTTGAGACCGCCGGTCTTTTGCCACTCCAGACAGCCGCGAACATATCGCGCCAGAATTCCGGGCAATTCTGCAAGCAACTTTTTGGGCAAATCCCGGTCACGAAGCCTTTGCATAGGATCGCTTGGATCAGGATGATCAACAAAACGCAATGGATAGTTGATATATATCAATCGCTGCCGCATTGCATAATCCTCGGCCAGATTTGTGGGGGCGTGGTTTGTGTAGAGAAACAGTTTCCATGTCGGGCGGAAATTTGTTTCTGTAGTATCATAGGGGCGACGGGCATTGATGGTATCGCCCCCGGTTAAAGTCTTCACCATTGACAGGGATATTCGGCTGTTTTTGTTGCTCTCGCTGGCAATGACAAAGCGCTTGCCTTGCAGGTCAAAAAGGTCTGGAGATGGTCCCGCAGTGGGTCGCCCCACCTTGTTTTCCATCAATAACTCACTCTTGATGCTCCATCCTAGATCACCCATCAGGGCCTTCAAGGTTTCGAACAGAGTTCCCTTCCCGTTCCTGCCTTCGCCCAAAAAACATCCTATAAAATGTTCTACACTCAAGCCAGTGAGGCAGTACCCAAACAATCTATCCAAATAGGCAATAACTGCCTGATCGCCCAAGTGAATCTCGTCGATGAATGCGTCCCATGTCGGGCAAGGCGCGTCTATGCCCTGCCAAGGCACAGCCGTTGCCCGCAACAGGTAATCGTCTGGGCGTCCCGGGGAAAATTGCCCGGTGCGCAGGTCAAGAACGCCATTAGTGCAGGCCAGCAGCCACGGGTGCAGATCAATGTCGTCTCCGAGGATTGCCAGAGACTGCCCCCCAATCCGATGCGCCCAGTTCAGGCAATTCGTAGCCCCACTCATCCGGCGCAGACGATCCACCCGGTTCTGGATCAGCTTTTTTTCGCGGTTCAGGGCTGCCAGGGTGGACAGGCAACGTTTCCGCTCCTCGTCTGCACTCTGCGCTGCCTCGGCACTCACGCCCGCAGCCTCCTTTTTGCTCATTTCTGCTGCTGCCAGCTCTTGCCGGGCTGCATCGATCCTCTCCTTTTGCGCCTGCCCATAGCGCAAATAGACCTGCGCCACGTTCTCCACAGCATTGTGGGCATTCGTTTTTTTGTCTTCCCGCCAGTGGTGTCCTGCCCACTCCAACCATGTGCCGTCCCTGCCCCAGTTTTTGACCGCAACAAATTTGCCCCGATGGAGTTCGGCAAAGAGCATCCCGTCTCCACGCTCCTCGGTGTGCAGGCACTCGCGGACAAAGGCGGGGTCTGGATCAGGCGGGGTTTCGGGCTGCGGTGCTGCTTCTGCCTGCGCTACTGCCTCCATCTGTGCCCGCAGGTTTTCGATTCGCTCACGTTGCTCGTGATTTTTTTCTTGTGCTGCCATGAGTTTGCTCCTATAATGTAGTCGTAGTCGCCATTAGTCATATTGTCCGAGTTTACTCCGCAAGACCCCGTTGATTCCCGTCAACGGGGTCTTGTCGTTCCTGGTTTTTCTCCTGCCTCCTCCGCTCTAGATACAGCCAGCGCTCGCTACAATATCCCGCAAGTGCTGGCGCGATCTGCCCCGGCAAAAAACCCGCATCCAACAGGCGCCGGGCTATCCGCTGCGCTGCAGCCCGGGCAGGGTCCGCCTCGCTGAAGCCGTGCCCGCAGGATTTGCAGCGCCACCGTTGGCGTCCAGCGGGTGTGCGCCCGTCGCGGCGGCAGCCCGGAGCGCCGCAAAAGGGGCAGGCAGGCGGGGACGGTTTCCGATTTTCCGGCGATTGCATGGTTTTCTCCGCGCTCAAACCCGGCGGCTCGCTGACCCGCTAGTCGCCGGGCCGCCACAGTACCTTGCACCACCTGCCCCCACTTGTATGCTCTGGTGCGCGTGCCTCCCGTCAAAACAGGGGGGCACGGGGGGTAGACCGGTCACCGCTGTGTGTGGATACACAGCGAAACCTCGCCCCGCAAAATCCGGCGTCCGAAATCCGCCAGCACGGCCTCGTCACCCTGAAGGCGGGGCTGATCCGCAGCATCTTTGACCCGCTGTGCAGCGGCGCGAACATCCTCGCCTAGGCCGACGCCCAGTATTGACTCCAGCTCGCCCAGGGCTGTGCGGTATGTGTCCAGCCTCTCACGCAACACCTCGGTATCCTGATCGTATGTGGCTCGCTGCCGGGCCAGGTCGTCCCGCAGACTGTTCTGGGTGTCCCACAGCTTTTCGATCGCCGCATCCATGTCCTCACGGGTCGCATCCTCCTCCAGATTGAGCGCCCGTGCAACGTGCCGCAAATCCGCCTGTTGTCCGTCTACCCGATCCTCTAACAATCCCGCCTTGTCCCTGAGCGCCCTCGTGGCCTCCACCACATCGCCGTCCGGCCCCAGGTTCAATATGCCGGCCAACTCCGACAGCACGGTGATGACCGTTGCCTCTTGCGCTGTCGCCTTTTCCGCCGTTTTCTCCGCCGCCTTTTTAGTGCTACTCATAATCTCCTCCGTGATTGTCAATTCTTTTGGCAGGTCTGACCCGCCGCACTCTTCACACCGGATGTACTGGACATTCCCCTGCCTATTGCAACGCCGCCATCGCTGGCAGAGTTGCTCGAAGCTGCGTCTCGTCATTTTGGTTGGCAGTCCATGCGTGGCAGGGCAGTACACACGTTGCCAAACCACCGGTGTCCAAAAAAATCTGCTTCCTGTCATACACGTCCCCTCCCCTCTCTAAAAAACAGGCCCGTGGTTTCCTAGGTTTTGCCCGTGGGCGACGTGTCGCCCACGGGCAGACCGACTGTGGAGGCTGTTGGCTGGACACCAACACTGATGGCGCACGCGACCCAGGATGCGCATTGTGCGCCAAAATTGCCTATTCCCGCAGATACAACTCTTCCCATGTTCCGAGTTTAATTTTCGAGCAATTTTCCCGACGCTCCCGGTTGCCCAGTGCCCGCCATTCTGGTGTGCCCTGGTTGCTGGTGTCTCTTTCTGACTGCCAGGTGCGCAAAGGGCCAAATAACTCCATGATGGATATGCTCCCCGTCCTGTACTTCCTCAGGCGAGACTCCGCACCTGAACGTGACAGTCCCGGCACTGCGGCCATGATCTCGTTTCTGGTTGGCAGGCCAGCATTGCCTATTCCTGTTTTTGCGCGGTGTGGCAAAAACAGGTCATCCATCGAAAGTTCACCTCGCCGCATTTGCCAAAGGCGGTAATACGCGCCTTGTTTCGATATGCCTGGCACTGCGGTCATAATCTCCTCCACACTCGGCTCGCCTTTGATTCGCTTGCGTCTCATCTCGCCACCCTCTCGATCCGCCTGCCCAGAAGCCGTGCCCGCAGCGCCTCACGGGCACGGGCTTTTGCGACGTTGGCCTTGCGCCACTCTTGACGTGCGCCGTTCCACCAGAATGCGGCAGCGGCGGCAAACAGCACGGCTTGCAAATTGCCTATTATTGCAAATCCAGCGCTGACAATCGCCAGTGTAACGAATGCTCCGAGTCTCATCTCTCTTCCGCCTCCAGCTCTTCCAGTTTGGCGCGGAATATCCGCGCATACCGCTGCAAAGCGGTGCGTTGCAGCCCTGTCAGTGTGCAGCCGTGCGCCTCTGCAACGTAGTGGATGCACGTCAACGAATCGGCATGACGGCGCTGTCTGCACTCCTGTGGCTGCCAGCAGGCGAAACAGACCTGACCAGTCTGGGAATCAACGTAGGGCGTGGGAAGGTATGTGGGTTTCTCTGTCCCAAAAAATCCGTCCAGCGCCATCTGTTCTTTGCTTTTGCTCATTTCGCCACCTCCGCCTGCTCGCGCATGGCGATAGACTCCGCCTCGACGGAGAAATCAAACACCCAAAACGGCTTACCGCCTTTTGCCTGTTTTGCTGCAAACTGTCCCACTCGAGGCAGGGAAACCCGGTCTCCCTTGGGCAGTACGTCTTCCAGCAGCACGTCGCCCAAACACACCAGGATGGACTCCACGTCTCTTTTGGTCACAGACCGATCCCACCTGCCGCGCCTTGCGCGTTCAGTGATCAGGGCCACGAAGTCCTGCCTGTTCATCGCTTCACCCCCTCTTTTTCCGGGCGAAGCAGTAGCCCGCCCAAGGCTTTCGTCAGCCCCTCGATTGCCTGCACCTGCCGGTCTATTCTATTCGTCACTTCGAGCAGGCCGTAAACAATATCCGACAGCAAATCCAGGCTGATTGTAGGATGAGACAAACTCGGCATCTCCGGTTCTGGTTTTGGAGTGATCCACGCCTCGGCCACTTCCCACGCCTCGTCATACGACGGGTAATACCCGTGCAGGACGTCCAGACCCTCCTCAAACCCTATAACCTCCCACATCTCGCCGTGAGGCTCTACTTGCACGCTCCTGTCGCTCATATCGCCCTCCCTGCCACGTTTCGTGGCCTGCCCACCGGGCGGTGCGCCCGGCAGACTTGAGACTCCAACCAGGCTTCAACGTCCCGGCTGGACACCATTTTTTTTCGTCCCGGGCGACACCATGCGATCCGCCCGGCGCTTGCCGCCTCGCTGATCTTGCGCGGCTGGCAGCCGCACAGCGCGGCTGCCTCGTCCAGGGTTATGTAATCCACGCCCGCGATGTTCATGACTCCCCCCATTCTTGCCTTTATTCTTTAGGTTGAAAAATTAGCTTAACTGTTTATCTTCATATTCAGGGAACAGTTCAGCCAGTGTGTGGTTTGTCGCGTTTGCGATCTCCGTGCTGATGCGCCGTGACCGCACCCGCCCGTTTAATACTTGGGAAACGACAGCGGGCGACACCCCGCACCGACGGGCGATTTCCTGCTGGGTTATCCTGTTTCGCTTGAGGGCAATAAATGCCAAGATATTTGGTTCATTCATGGGCTTTCCTTTATTTATTAAGGTTTGATTCCTCTTTACCTAATTTCGTTAGGCTATGCAACTGAAAAAATTAAGCCCGGTGCATTTTGCAGCCGTGTTGACCGTGTTCGGGCAGTTGCTGCAGGTCAAAACCCAGAAAGATGTGGCGTCCCGTTTGGGTATCAATCCCGCCTCGATCAGCGACGCGAAGCGGCGGGGGGCTGTGCCTGCCGGTTGGCTGAATACCGTTTCGGCAGAGACCCACATATCCGAAGCGCAGATCTGGGAACGGGTCCGCGACGTGCTGGCGGCTGCTGCGGAAACAATCCAGGCAAAACCGGGCGAAGTGGGAAGAACAACAGTTTCCGCTACTCAAAACGGCGGTGTGAACCACGGCACGGTTGCGGGAATCGTGCAAGCAGCACCTGTGGTTCCTGTTGCGGGCGACATTGCCCGTGAACTGTGCGGTCTGATCGCGGAACGGCTGGAGGGGAAGAATATGGACCAGCAGATCGAACTGCGGGCGAAGGTGAAGCGGGTACTGGAAGAAGAATAAACTGGGTCAAAATGGATGGACGACAACTTGCAAGACTGCGTGAGTCAGTTGGCACGGGCGAGATCATCGAAATCATCTACCACGGCGGCAGTCAGCCCGGCATGGTGCGAGAGATCGTCCCACTGTCTATTGCAGGAGATATGCTTTGGGCGGTGAGTCCGCCAGACAATCCGAAGAGGAAAAGTTTTATTATTGCAAAAATTGAATTGCCATGAACGACAGGCGCATTTATGGAACAGGCAGAACGAAACACAAGATCAACTGAATTGATCGCCGATTTCTCGGACGGATTTGCTCGCGGCTGGTTTTTCGCGGTACGAACAAGCTGCCGCGAGGCGCTGGACATCAAATTTGTTGAACGGGTCGTTGACGGCAAAAAGGAGAGCGTGTGGACGCAGGGGAATTGCTACGCCTTCCGTGCGGGGGAAATCCTCTATGATACACCACTGGCGTATCAGGATACGTGGCAGGAGGCTCGGCAGCATACCCGTGTTGCCGTGCAGGTTGACCAGGCCGTGCCAGACACTGTGGATGACAATAAGCGGATCGTCCCAGGGTACGTGACATTTACCGTGCTGCGGCCCGACGAGGCACGCACACGGTTTGTGCCGGGTGAGCGCCACACTGTGTCGCAAGCGGGATTTGTTGAGCTTTTGCGGACAGGCTGTTTGCGGGGAGAATCCCTGGTGTGAGGTGGTCGGAGCAATGACGACTTGTCCAAAATGCGGCGCTGATCGGTCCGTGGAGGCGACAGAATGCCCGCGATGCGGGATCATCTATGCCCGCTATGAGGCGGCGCAGGCCAAGAAGCGTGAGGAAGAGGCGGAAGCAGCGCGGCAGGCGCAGCTCGCGGCCAAGCAAGAGGCGGAAGAGCGCAAGGCCGAGGCCGAAGCGCAGCAGAAAGAAAAGCCGAAACGGCGCGGCTTGGTCTTCTGTCCGGTCTGCAAAAAGCAGGTTTCGGGGAACGCGGAATCCTGCCCAAACTGCGGTGAACCCATCCGCGACAATCCCAATCTGGTTTCAGCCGAGGTCAGTTTGGGGTTCAAAATTGGTATGTTTATCGTGCTGTGCTTTGCCGGTTGGCTGGCATATTGGCTGTGGTGGGGTGCGTATGGTTCGCCCAGCGCAAAATATGAGGCAGAGTCGCCCAGCAGCGCGGGGTACGGGGCGGAGCAGTCGAACACCATCCTCATCGATAGAGACACCGTGGGGTGTCGCAGTATCGAGGATTTTCGCAAACTTGCCGATATAGCTGCATCCAAAGACTATGAAGCATTCGGCAAGGCGGCGGTCAATTATACTGCCGCCGGACGATGCGTCATCTTCGCCCCGGGAGCGCAGGTATATCGAGAGGACAGCAGTCTGCGCCACGGCGCGGTCAAAGTGCGGGCAGCGGGAGAAACGGAGAGCTGGTGGATCAACATGAGATGATGCGGGAGATTCCGCCCCAAAAATTGCACCAAATCCGCCGGAGATGCTGGTTTTGCGGGTGTTTTAACCTGACTCTTAATCAATTGGTCTGGGGTTCGAATCCCTAACGGCCCACCAGAAATTCAGCCCCGATTTTACCGGGGCTTTTTCTTTTCCCGCGCACCCGCTAGGGTTCGCGGGTTTTTTGTGCCCGCTTGCTGCCCTGCGTTATCCTGTATTGAGTGGTTTTATTCCGCGTTATTTTGCGTTATCATGCGTTCACAAACGCAAAAAGTGCCCCAAAAATTGCCCCAAGAACTGCCCCAAAAAACAGAGACAGGATCACCCTCATGGCCACCATCGAAAAACGCCCCGGCAAATTCGGTACCGCCTGGCGGGCCACAGTGCGCATCAAAGGTATCCGCAAATCCGCCACATTCGACACCAAAGCTCAAGCCACCGCCTGGGCAGCGCAAATCGAACAGATGCTCCGAGCGGGCGAAGCCCTGCCCGGCGAAGCCCCGCCCGGAGACCGTGACTTTGTCGAGGCAGCCGAAGCCTACCTCGACACACTTGGGCAACGTAAGCGCTTGAGCGCGGCGTCAAAATATATGTACCGCCACGCTGCCGCCCGCCTGCAGCGGGCCTTCGGCGGGCGAACAATGGCCGAGATAACCCGCGAGGACGTGGAACGTTACCGTGATCACCGTCTTGAGTCTGTCGGCTCGTCCTCCATCCGCCACGATTTTGTTTTCTTGCGCGGTCTGTATCGCCACGCCCGCATCGAGTGGGGACTGTCCCTGCCCTGCCCTCTCGATGACGTGCCTGCGCCGCCCCCGCCCCGTGAGCGCGAAGTGGATGTCTCGCCCGCAGAGATTACCCGCCTCCTTGATTACTGCTGCGCCTCGCAAACACCCCTACTCTACAGCTACGTGCATCTGCTCCTACTCACCGGGATGCGTCCTTCTGAAGCCGCGTCTTTGCGCTGGGATCAGGTGCGGCTGGCAGAGCGGCGGATCGTGCTGACCAAGACCAAAACTGGACGCTCAAGGCACGTGCCTCTGGCCAGCGAGGCAGTATCCCTGCTTCGCCGGCTTCACCTTGAAATGTGCGGGCCTTGGCTCTTTTTTTTACATGAAAACGAAATGCCCGAACCAGTAAGCCAACGTTTTGCCAGCCAGTTCAAACGCGCCGCACGCCGGGCCGAACTGCCGGGTATAACGCTGTACAGCCTGCGCCACATTGCCGCCAGTTACCTCGTAATGCGAGGCGTGGATATTGCGACGGTGCGGGAGATCCTGGGTCACACCGACATCTCAACAACGCTGCGCTATACCCATCTCAACGACGCCCACCGGCTGGCAGCCATTCAGCGTATTGACGATTTGGGAGGATAGAGATAAGAAAAGGCGTTCCCCACGTGTGTGGGGATGAAACAAAGAAGCCGGGCAGCGTCTGCTGCCCGGTCTCTTGCTGTCCAACTTGTTAGAGCGGTTCCGCTTTGTCTTTTTACTACTTTCACCGCTTCGCTGGAATACTTTTACCGCTTCGCTGAAAAGTCTGCATTTCCCGCTTCGCTGGAAAGCCTGAAGCGCGAAGCGCTGAAGGCTTTCCAGTGCGCCAGCACGGTGAAAGCAGTCAT